GATTTAAATAGATGTGCTTCATCACCAAATACAACTCCAAACTGTTCAAAGTATTCTTTCGGTAATTTATATAGACTTTGCCATGTAGATATCAATACTTTTTTGTCTGTCTTATTTGAATAACCGCTATATAATCTATGGCAATTATTCTTTACATTCCAACCATATGATTGAAAGTCGGTATACATCTGTTCAACCAATGATGTTGTAGGCACAATTAATAGTATTCTATTATTAGGTTCATCTTTAATCAAATGTGAATAATAACGAATTAATGCATAGATAATAAAAGACTTACCACTTGCTGTAGGACTTAACAATAATGTTCTATTAAATTTTAAACTATGATATATTGCGTCTATCTGATAATCTCTAGCTTCAAATTTTTGACCTAGACTATTAGAAAATTTAGTAACAATATCTCTATCTACCTTATTGTCTATATCAACATCTTTACCAGTTACGATATGATATCCTCTTTCTTCAGCAAATGCTTTGATATAAGGAAACAATCCAAAATATATTTCTTTTGTTTTTTGAGAGAATAGTCTTATCTTGCCATCCCACATCCTATTACGAAATGCTGGCATGAATTTATATCCAGGAACATAAAATGTAAAAAATTCAGATATCTCTCGTTGAATGTTTGGATCACAATCAACCGTTAGATATACTTCATTTTTTTTCTCAATGATTAAAGTATCCATGTCATAATACTATGTCGTTTACCTTTAGTTACTGGTTTGACTTCATGAGGAAACATGAAGTTAGATGGGAAGACTATAGCAGAACCTTGTATTTTTTCTATCCATTTATCACCACATAAAACAAAATCACCACCTTCGTAATCATCATTTAAAAATATTAATGATGTAAGATGTGGGTAGCCTTGTTTCTGTCCATGACTATGATGTATATTATCAATATGACTTTTCATAAACCCACCTTCACCGTATCGGTTTATTCTAAAGTCTGTATATTTTGTTGATTTAATATTATCGTGAAAGTGTATATAATCATCTACACAAAACTTAAATGTTTTTTCTATATCTTTATAATATGGTAAAGGCGAACCTATCCAATATTCTTCCATAGAAACTTGGGATGTTCCAGTATTTTTATGTGCTGTTGAAAATGTAGATTGTTTCCATTTTGCTTCTTTATCAAAATGGTTTATAATTTCATTACAAGTATCACCACCCATTGCGTCTGGATAGTAATATATATAATCAGATATTTGCTGATTGGAATTCATGGTGTTCTCCTAATTGTCCTTTAACTTGAATATTCCACGCTATACTTATGCGATTAGTTTTAGACTTATTTTGTTGAACCCAATGTGGTAACCAAGACGGAAAAATTACTGCTCTGTTTTGTTTAGAGGCATAACTTAATAGACTTGAATTGTTTAGTGTAGTTTGTTTTTTTCTAGGTACTAATACATCTGCAGCTGGTCTTGGATCGTGAAAGACTATACTTGCTTTTTGGTCAGATTGTAAGTAATAAGTACCACTTAAAAAATTATTAGAGTGTGTATGCATAGGATGAAGTTCAGTATCCTTTAACACATTTGCCCACATATCGGTTATCATAATATCTTCAACATCATAATCTAATGTATCAATTATTTTTTTAGTTGTCGTTAAAACCAAATTAGCAAAAGACTTAAACTCTTTTTGTTTATGTAAGTCTGCTGATTTAGTTTGCCAATTATCTTCATACTGTCTGTTTGTCCATAAATCTGAAATATATTTTTTCATAGACGCTGTACTGTCTTTATAGAAATCATCTAAAACAAATAAGTTAGTGTAAAATATTTTTTGATGATCCATTAAATTGCACCACTAGTGAATTTTTTCCATTCAATAGCGTTCTTAATTAAAAATGTACGATTGTTTATACTTCGCAATACCTGTTCAAGATACTTAACTACCTGATTAAGATATGCTGCCTTTTGATCTGCTCGTTGTAATTCATCATCTGAATCCATGTAGATATGAACGTCTGCTTTTAAAACTTTTATATCAAATGGTTTCTCTTGATAAACACTAGGGTCTGCTTTGCCTGTATAGTATTCCCACTTTTGTCTTACAAGAGTTTTATGTTCGTATTCAGCCTTCTTTAGTAATAAAGAAAACTTATTAAAGTGTTGTAAATATTTATTGTGAAGTAAAGGAATCTTAATTGATTCGGCATCTAGTTCCGTATCATCAAGTTTAAAATCTTTATCTACCTGTTGTTGTAATTCTTCTAATGTCATAATAAAACCATTATATCACCTTTTCGGTGTTTAGTCAAGCTTTAAGAAGAGGAAATCTGAACTATATCATAGTACATATAACCAAAACTTGCAGCCGCTTGTAAGTAATCAACATCACTTAATTTAACATCATATGATAGTCCACCAAGACTTGTTGGATAGACATTTTGAAATCGTATTTCTGTTTTAGCAATATTTTTACTGTTTAATATTATTAATGTTGCGTCTGAATATATACCACCCTCTGCTAAAGGTGACGGATTTGATACACCAGGCACAGTAGCACCTGCTGTTGATTTTGGAAACCTATCTGAACCTGCTGCTTGTAGATTTTTAAATTGGTTATGTGATTGTGGAAACCCTATGCCAATTATCCAATCGTGTAACTCTTTATAGTTGTTTAAATTTTCATCTACAAGAAACGATATATCTAAACTACCATAAGAAACTTTATCACCTGGTATTGATATATCTTTTAGTGGGGTTTTAAAATCTGTTTCGCCTAAAGAGATACCTGGGATATTTGCTGTTTGACAAGCAAACTCTACTTCAGGTAATTTACCACATTTAAATCTAAACTGAATAGGACTTGCATAGTCTAATTTAGATGGTGCTCTTAAATTTACATTTGTTTCTGTCATACTACTATTTATAAGACTTTTTAGACCAAAAAAAAGGGCGCCGAAGCGCCCCTTTTATAATTAGTTGTTAACCAATATTACATAATGTTAGTAACTTTAACACGTCTGTAGTATAAGTTTTGACTTGCAGCTGCAACAGCACCAGAGTTATCTAATGCGCCATCGCCACCAGAGTGTGCGAAAGGATTTTGAACCATTCCGTATCTAGTTTTAAATCCAATTTTTGGTTGGAAACTGTCTTGACCAACTGCTCTCACCATTTGTAGTGGAACATATGGACAATAGAACAGACCAGAATCGTAAGGTGAAGTTCCTTTGTAACCAGCAACATAGTACTGACTAGCAGATATATTCGCTGCATATGGATCAACATATACTTTGAATTTACCATTAAGTACACCTGCGAAAGTGTTACCTGTATCATCAACATTTAAGTTGTTTGATAATGCAGGAGCGTAATCTAATACACCAGCCATTTGTAAAGCAGAAGCAACATCAGCAGAACAAATAATCATGTTCCCTTTACCTCTTCTTGTTTGTTGACCGATTGCGTTAGCGTCTCTCTCTAGTTGGTATAAAAGTCCTTTGAATTTTTCAACTGACCATCTACCATTTGAATCTGTGTCAAGATCAAAGATACCAGCAGTAGTTGTATTTACTTGAGCACCCGCTTTAGCGTGTGAGTAAATAGTTCTTACTACTTCTCTGTTGATTTCTGACAAGATTTCACTTGAAAGGATGTTCGCAAGTTCTGTTTCAGCGTCTAGACCGTGGATTGCTTTTAAGTCTTGTGCAAGTTCCATAGTGTACTCTGCTTTAAGAGCTCTAGATTTAGCAGTAACAGTTACTTTGTCTATTGAGAAAGCCATTTCAGCAAACTCATCAGTACCATCACCTAGTGTCTCTGCTTGTGCAGTTGACATACCAGAACCAGTTGTGTAAGTTCCAGCAGAAGGTGAATCGTTTAGTGTAGCAGGGTTAGTTCCCGCTTGTACATCAGGCGAACCTGTGTCAGAAGCAGCATCTCTAGCTGAGAAATCTGTATCCGCTTCATTAAATAGTGCTTCAGCACCAGCTTGTGAACCGAATCTTGATTTCATAGCGAAAATAAGACCTGTTGGACCAGTCATTGGTTGTACACCACAAATATCGTATGCGATAAGATTTGGCATAGCTCTTCTAACTAGTGATATTAAAACTGGGTCCCAGTTATCAACTGAACTTCCAGTAGCGTTAGCAGGTGCAGCCTCAGCCATAAAGCTTCGGTCTTCCCTTACTGCTTTTTCTTGGTTTTCAAGAATAACAGTTGTAACAGCTCTCTTATAAGAATCCTCAATTTTTGGTAAATCTGGATGCTCTAGGACTGGCTGCCACTTTTCTTGTATGCCACTTTTCTTGTAAATTTTCAGTAAGATACATTTTTATCTCTCCTATTAATTGTTTAAGTTGTTAGTATTCACCCTTAAGCTTTTAAAGACTTNAGGTTTTTTGTAATAGCGGCCGTGTATGCAGCCATAGCATCGGACTTACCTGAAGTGAAATCAGCAGGTTCGTTCGCCGCCACAGAATCAACTTCATCTTTAGATGTNGNTTCTTCNATTTTAGTTTTAGGGAAGTAAGATTCTTTTACAGTTTCTAACTTTTCTCTAAATTTGTCAGCACTATCAAATTCAACATTCTCAGCCATTTTAGCAAACTTCTCTTTTTCAGTTTCAGCTAAGTCAGCAGAAACATCAGCAAGAACACTTACTTTTGTAGATTCAGAAACTTCTTTGCTCAGATTTACATTCTTTTCAATCTGCTCATTTAGTTTACTTTCTAAATCTTTAACTTGGTTTGTTAAATCGTCTAGTACATTATATTTTTCTTCTGGAACATCAATGTAATGTTCTTTGAAAAGACCTTTAAGTCCAGTAATGAAGTCCTCAGCAATCTCGGTACGAATACCTCTCTCAACTGCTAATTCGTTTTCTTTCATCCATTCTTCAACAACGTAGTTAAGGTAAGAATCTACTTTTTCTACCATAGCTTCTTTTACTATTGATTTTTCAGTTGAAAGTTTTTCTTCATACTTCGCTTCAAGGATCTTTGTCTGTTCTTTTATTCTTGTTCTAACAGCAGTTTCAAAAATAGTCGCAGCCTTTTCTTTGAATTCTTCAGATAAGTCAGCGTCCGTAGAAACTAATGCTTTAACATCATCAGTTAGGTCAATTTCCATTTCAGTTTCAGTAGCAGTTTCAGCAACAGTTTCTACGCCGTCTTTTACTTCTACTTCTTCTTCTTTCATGCCGCTAGGTTTGTTGTCATTTGGTAATGAACCATCCTTAGCGTCTTTATTAACCTGATCTGATACTTTAGATACCTTTTTCGCTGCAGTTTGGCCATCAGAATCAGTAGGTTTAACTACTGCCTTGCCCAAATCTTCAGCGTCATTTTTAAGGTGGTTAGGTTCACTAGGTTTAGCATCCTTATTTGCAGGATTAACTTGTTCCATAGTGTCTAACTCTTTCTTATTTTGCGTTTCAGACATTCGGTCTCCTTTAAAAATTAATTAATTTTTCAGTTACTATTATTTATAACAATAACCAACCTAATCCCTACGCTTTTTGTAAAGCTGCGTAGGTCTTGTTATAGTTTTCTTATAAAGTCTTTAAAGATATTAGACTTGACTTCCGCCAACTCTGCTCTCTTTGTTTTCTCTATTTCTTTCTTATAT